ACTTGGATGATGATAAATGGATCAGAAGAATCTGGTATTGATGTATTAAGAACTAAGATTAAAAACTTTGCATCAACAGTTTCATTGGAAGGTGGACGAAAGTATATTATTCTAGATGAGGCAGATTATCTTAATCCACAATCTACACAACCTGCGTTGCGTGGATTCATGGAAGAGTTTCATAAGAACTGTGGTTTTATTTTAACTTGTAATTATAAAAATAGGTTAATCGAACCTTTACAATCAAGATGTTCAGTTATTGATTTTCAAATTAAGAATGGTGAACGAATAACACTTGCAAAAGAATTTTTTCAAAGAACACAACAAATCCTTACAGAAGAGAATATTAAGTTTGAGCCTAAGGCAGTTGCAGAATTAATCAATTCATATTTTCCCGATTGGCGTAGAGTTTTAAATGAACTTCAAAGGTATGGAGCATCTGGTCAAATAGATGCAGGTATTCTTTTAAACATTGGAAACGAAAACATTAAGGAGTTAATCACCTTTTTAAAGAAAAAAGAATTTACCAATGTTCGTAAATGGATAGTAAACAACCTCGACAACGATCCTAGCAGGGTGTACAGAACGATTTATGATAGTCTGTATGAAAACCTTGATCCTAGTACAATACCCCATGCAGTCGTTATATTATCCGATTATCAATACAAATCAGCATTCGTAGCAGATCAAGAAATTAATATGCTTGCATGTATGACTGAAATTATGAGTCAGGTGAAATTTAAATGATTATAGTAAAAGATAATTTTTTAGAAGAGCATATTGCTCAACTAATTGACCAGTGTGTTCACAATACAGATTTTAATTGGCATTGGCATTATAAGGCAAATAAGAATGAGCCAGATAGACATTGGCATACTTTGGCAGGTCATGATATAGAAGAAATGACTACAAATGGTTTTGATTATCTAATTCCTTTATGGGAAGGTATTGAAAACTTGTCAGATGTTCCTAAGACAAAAATTATAAGAGCATATTTTAATGCACACACCCCAGGTGTAGAGCCATCTATGCATCAAGATGATGGTGAATTAACTTATATTTACTATCCTAATATGAATTGGAATATTAACTATGGTGGTGGAACTACAATTTATGACGATGATTTAGTAAAAGGTACTTTAGTTAATTATAAAGGTAATAGATTAATTGGATTTACTGCTAGAAATCATCATCAAGCAATGCCAGTAAGTAAGAAATGTTTTATGTTAAGAACTTGCGTGGTGTTCAAAACAGAAAAGGTTTAATTATGTACGAATTGAAAGAATATTTAAACTCCATTAATTATACAAAAAAAAATTTAATGGATAGTGAGGATGTTATGTGGGAGAAGAAATATCCAGCATATATTGTAAATAAATGTTTAGCACCCTTTAGCGATACAGTTTCATTGGTTAATGAAATGAATCGTATGCACCATATCGACAATAAGCTTCAATATGATTTTTTACTAAATAGTGTAAGAAGTAGAAAACGATTTGCACCTTTTTTAAGGGCAAGCAAATTAAAGAATTTAGAGTATGTAAAAGAGTACTTTGGTTACAGTAATGAGAAGGCCAAATCTGCTCTTAATATACTTAATGATGAACAAATTATAGAGATAAAAAAAAGATTGAATAAAGGTGGTAAGTATGGAAAACATTAATTGGTCTAAAGAGCAAATGCTCGAAGTGACTTTGAAAGAGCCAGATGACTTTCTAAAAGTCAGAGAAACTCTTTCTCGTATTGGTGTCGCATCTAGAAAAGAAAAAATCTTATATCAGAGTTGTCATATCCTACACAAACAAGGCAAGTACTACATTGTACACTTTAAAGAACTATTTGCTTTGGATGGTAAAGAAACAAACCTAACAGAAAACGATATTGGTCGTAGAAACAGAATTGCTAATCTATTAAAAGATTGGGGTCTTGTTACTATTGCAGGTAGTGAACAAACAAACATGTCACCACTAAGTCAGATCAAAATCATTTCTTTTAAGGAAAAAAAAGAATGGGAATTGAAAACAAAGTATAATATTGGTAAGAATATAAAAGAAGCAGACAAAAAATAGTACACTAATACATTGAAGGTTATATTATGAGGTTTTACACAAACATTGTGCCGTGGGGTAATTCATTACTCTTGCGTGAAGTAGTCGATGGTCAAAGAGTTGCCAGACGAATAAAATACTCTCCTACCCTTTATTGCCCCGTTATGCGTGAGACTAAGTTTAAAACGCTTGACGGAAGATATGTAACTCCAATAAAACATCAAACAATTAAAGAAGCCAAACAATGGGTTGAATCATATAAGAATCAACCTCATTTAGTTTATGGTAATACTCAGTTTCAATATTCATTTTTAAATGAAGAGTATAATAATGATTTTGATAAAGACAAAATTTTAATTACTACAATAGATATTGAAGTTGCTTGTGAAAATGGTTTTCCAAACCCAGATATTGCAGATGAAGAGTTATTATCAATCACATTAAAAAATCAACAGAACAAAGAAATAATTGTATTTGGTTTACATGAATATAAAAGTACAAGAAAAGATGTAACATATATTAAATGTAATAATGAAAAAGATTTACTATATGAATTTTTAAATTTCTGGTCTTCTAATTACCCCGATATTATTACAGGTTGGAATACTGAGTTTTTTGATATTCCTTATCTAGTAAACAGAATTAAAAATGTATTAGGTGAAGATGATGCTAAAAGATTATCGCCATGGAAGTCTGTACATTCAAAAGAGGTTTATCAAATGGGTAGAACTCAAATGGTATATGACATTCAAGGTATTGCAGCTTTGGATTATTTTGATTTGTATAGAAAGTTTACATACACCAATCAAGAAAGTTATAGATTAGATCATATCGCAGAAATAGAACTTGGTGAAACAAAATCTGATAATCCACATGATACATTTAGAGATTGGTATACAAAAGACTATCAATCATTTATTGATTATAATATTAAAGATGTGGAACTTGTTGATGCATTAGAAGACAAGATGAAACTAATTGAACTATGTTTAACTATGGCATATGAAGCAAAAGTAAATTATGTTGATGTATTAGGATCAGTAAGATATTGGGATGTTCTTATTCACAATTATTTAATGAGTAAAGGTATTGTAATACCTCAAAAGAAAACTTCAAACAAAGATAGTAAGTACATGGGTGCATATGTTAAAGACCCACAGGTCGGTATGCATAAGTGGGTATTGTCTTTTGATTTGAACTCACTATATCCACATTTAATTATGCAGTATAACATATCACCAGAGACTATGAAATCTGAAAAGACTGTACCTGGTATGAATGTTGATAAACTGCTAAATAAAGAAGTTGATACAAAACCATTAGACAATGTTACTATGACTCCTAACGGTGCATTATTCAAAACTAACAGACAAGGTTTCTTACCAGAGATCATGGCAAAGATGTATAATGATAGAGTTAAGTATAAGCGTTATATGTTAGATGCAAAACAAGAGTATGTAAACACTAAAGATAAAAAACTTATTAAACAAATATCTAAGTTTAATAATATTCAAATGGCAAAAAAGATATCTCTTAATTCAGCTTATGGTGCGATTGGAAACAATTGGTTTAGATATTATTCAAATACAATGGCAGAAGCAATTACTTCTTCTGGTCAGTTGTCTATTCGTTGGATTGAAAAAAAGATTAATCAGTTTATGAATGATTTACTTAAAACAGAAAATAAAGATTATGTAATTGCGTCTGATACAGATTCAATTTATATTACTTTTGATAAACTAATTGATAAATTTAAACCTAAAAACCCAGTTGACTTTCTTGATACAATTGCAAAGGATAAGATTGAGCCTTTTATTGATAAGTCATATAAAGAACTTGCAGATTATTTAAATGCATACGATCAAAAAATGCAGATGAAGAGAGAAGTAATCGCAGACAAAGGTGTATGGACGGCAAAGAAAAGATATATTTTAAATGCTTGGGATGTAGAAGGTGTAAGATATAAAGAGCCTGAATTAAAAATTATGGGAATTGAAGCAGTTAAGTCATCAACTCCAGCTGCATGTAGAGAAAAAATTAAAGAGGCATTAAAGATATTAATGTCAGGTAGTGAAAAAGAAATGAATGACTTCATACAAAATTTCAGAAAAGAATTTATGAACTTACCACCTGAACTAGTTGCATATCCTAGAAGTGTAAATGGTTTATCTAAGTGGACAGAATCACATTCACTATTTAAGAAAGGTGCTCCTATTCATGTTAAAGGTGCAATCTTATATAATCATTTAATTAAAAAAAATAATTTAGGAAATAGGTATCCTAATATTCAAGAGGGTGATAAGATTAAATTTCTTTATATGACATTACCAAACATATATCAATCTTCTGCTATTGCATTTATTACAAAACTACCAAAACAATTAAACTTTAATATTGATTATGAAACTCAATTCGAAAAATCTTTTGTTGAGCCATTGAATTATATTATTGAAAAAATTAATTGGAATGTAGATAGATCATATGGTACTCAAGGTACACTAGAAAGTTTTTTCGCATGATAGACAAAATATTAAAAGAGATTGTAGAGAAACAAATACCTGGTGATGATGTTGCAATATTAATGGGAGGTGGAGCTGATAGTGCAACTTTATTATTTACATGTTTAAGATTAGGTAAAAAGCCACATGGATATTCTTTTTTTATGGAAGGTAAAACAACATATGATTCTATAAAGGCAAAAGAGATTTGCGAAACTTTTAATGTTCCATTTACACCTGTTCCATTACCAGAGAGTAATCTAGTTGAAGATTTTAAAATACTTGCATCAAAATATAAGTGTAAAAAGAAAACCCACTTTGAATGTATATTTCCTTTCTTATATACATTTCCTTTAATAAAAGAAAAGTATGTATTGACAGGCGTTGGAGCAGATAGTCATTATGTATTAAGTAAAAAAGGTATGATGCATTTTAAACATACAGTTGAATTAATGAATAAATTTAGATACAATTATTTTTATGGAACTGTTAACCCTGGTGCATTAGAACAGTTGCGACAATTTTGTACCGAGTATAATAAAGAGTTATGTGTTCCTTATTTTGAAAAAGAAGTATATGACTACTTCTATGATAGATCATGGGAAGAAATAAACAAACCATACCAAAAGGCTTTGATAAAAGATAGGTTTGAAGAGTTTAAAAAGATCAAAGTAAAGCCACATATCAATTATCAATTGAATGCAGAAATAGACAAATCGTTTGAAAAACTTCTTGACAATAAAGAGATAAATGTTTATAATAGAAAACGAGTCATGGACATATGTAGAGATTGGTGGAAGATGAATAATAGTAAAGCAAACTTAGAGAAATTTATATAATGAAATACAAACCTTATTTAATGAAAGATGTACATGCTGGAGAGGCATTAAACAAATTTAGAGTTATATCTACTTTCGCTGGAGGTGGTGGATCATCGACAGGGTATAGACTTGCTGGAGGCAAGATACTTGCGATTAATGAATTTGTAGAAGAGGCAAGAAATACTTACAGAGATAATTATCCCAACACACCAATAATGGACGGTGATATAAAAGAATTAAAAGGTAAAGACTTTTTAGATATTACAAAATTAAAAGAAGGTGAACTAGACTTATTAGATGGCAGTCCACCTTGTTCAGCATTTAGTATGTGTGGTACTCTTGCAAGAGAGGGTACAGTACACTCAGACGGATTTGGTAAAACTAAATCTTATTCAGATGGTAAGATAGTTACTAACATAGAAGATTTATTTTTTGAATTTTTAAGAGTTGCAGATACTATTAGACCAAAAACTATTATTGCAGAGAATGTTGAAGGTCTAACAGTTGGAGAAGCAAAACAATATTTTAATAAAATACAAAATACATTTGAGGACATTGGATATCAAGTAGTTGCAAAAGTACATGATTGTTCTCAGTTTGGTGTACCACAAAGAAGAAGACGAGTATTCTTTATGGCAGTAAGAGACGATATTATGGATCAAGTTGGTTTAAACTTTATGACATTATCATCTATATTTCCTGAGCCAAATAATACTATTACTACTTTACAAGGTGCGTTTGACGGATTAGAATACGATAAAGAAGAAGTTGAAATGTTAACTACTAAATGGAAAGAGACAGCATACTATAAACAAACATGTATCTTAATGCCAAGAAACCCAGAGAAGGTTATTACAGGTACAGATTATCATCCTAAAGGATGGCATTTTAATTTAAAGATCGCTTCAGAATTTCAACCAAGTCCTACTATTACAGCAATGGGTGCCACAGAAAAAACTGCAGGTGTTTGTCATTGGAATGATGATAGAAAGTTTACTTTGGGTGAATTAAAAAGAGTAACTTCATTGCCCGATGATTTTATTCTTACAGGTAAATGGGCACAGAAATCAGAGCGTTGCGGTCGTATGGTACCTAGTCTTATGATGAAATCATTGGCGACTTCGATGTATGAGAAAGTAATAAAGGAAATAAAGTGAGTAGAAGAATAAGAAAATTTATAGTTAAAATAAGAATGTGGTGGGCAGATATTAGAGGTCATCACGGCAAACGCTGGGATTATGAGCCAGGAGATCATTACATGGGGGGAAGAAAAAATGGCAAAAAAAAGTAAACTAGACAAACGATATGAGTTTGTTGAAAAGTATAAATTAGATACTTGGGCATTTGTAGTATTAATAGTTGGACTTATGTTGATATCATATTTTAGGAGTCCATAGTGGTAGATTTTACATTCGCACATAGAGAAGAAGGTTTTGATGAACACATAGATAAGTCAATACGAGGTTATCAAGATTTACTAACGGATGTTGTATCTTTATCTAGATACTTTGTTGAAAGAGATACCAATGTTTATGATATTGGTTGTTCAACAGGTAAGTTAACTGAAGCGATGTTACATAAGAATAAAGATATTGAAGATGTTAATTATTTTGGTATAGAAGTTGCAGACGGATTTACTGGTGATATGAAAAGTAGAGGTATCAAACTTAACTCAGATTATCCTAGAAACAAAATAACTTTCTTACATGAAGATGTTAGAAACTCAATGATTGAAAATGCTTCATTAATTACTTCAATATTTACTTTACAATTTATGTCAATGAAAGATAGATTGCCAATGATTAAAAAAGTTTATAATGGATTGAATGAAGGTGGTGCGTTTATCTTTGCAGAAAAAACTATTTGTGAAAATGCTAAGTTTCAAGAAATGATTACTTTTAATTTTTATGATTATAAAAGAAAGTTTTTTGATACAAAAGATATCATGGATAAGGAACAAACATTAAGAAATATAATGAAACCTAATACATGGAAACAAATTGAGAAATATATATATGATGCTGGATTTACAGATGTTCAACCTTTCTGGCGTAACCATATGTTCGTAGGAGCGATAGCAGTAAAATGATATTCG